CCGGCTAAGAAGTGATGATGCCATATGGCCAAAAAATAATTTTAAAACCAGAAGATGTGTGTTGGGTTAGAAGACCGCATCCCATAGACCCATATTTGTCTTTGACCCCACTTGAAGCATCTGGTGTTGCTATCGAAATTGAGAATCTGGCAAAAATATATAACAGAAATTATCTGTTAAATGATGGAAGACCGGGTGGTTTGCTTGTGGTTCGCGGAGAAATAGATGAGGACGATAAAGATGAATTGAGAAGTAGATTTAGAGGAAATATTTCAAAAACTGGTCAAACAACTGTAATTTCTTCAGATGAAGGAGTTGATTTTGTAGATACCTCAGCATCGCCAAGAGATGCTGCATATATGCAAATGCGACAGATAACAAAAGAAGAAATACTTTCAGCTTTCGGAGTCCCAGAATCAGTTATTGGAAATGCCGCAGGGCGAACATTTTCAAATGCGGCAGAGGAAATACGAGTTTTTTGGGTGGAAACAATGGGGCCACATTTGGAGATTGTTTCCAGGGCACTTGACGAATTGGACGATAAGTATTACATTGATTTTGATACTTCAGAAGTTCCGATTCTCATGCTCTATAAACAGGAACGCGAACGCTATCTAATGCAAGAACTTCAAGCCGGATTGATAAGTGTAAACGAATACAGAATTGGTTCAGCAAGAAAAGAAGTGGACGCAGACTTGGCCGATTCTTTGCTGATGAATCCAAACCTTATTCCGATTGCGAATACAAAAAAGAAGATGGAAGAAAATGCTGCTCAAGTCCCTGGGGCTCCAGGCGGTATGCCAGGTATGCCCGGAATGCCACCAATGCCTGGAGCGCCCGGAATGCCACCAATGCCTGGACAAGAGCAACCGCTTGACCCAAATACAATGCAGGGCGCAATGGCTGAAGTTAGTGGGGCGCTTGCCCAAAGCCCACTTCCACCAGAAGCAACTGGAGCAGCAATGCAGCCACAAGCTCCAGCGGGAATTACTACAGCATCTGACTCTGGAATTCAAACAAAATCAGAACAAGAAGATTCTCAATTTGAAATTGAAAGATGGTCGGAAATATTATCAAGAGGAATTGAAAGAGTTTTTGAAAGACAGCAGCGAGTTGTGCTTGAAAAGATAAACGGAGCAAAATCTAAAAAAGCACTTTCATCTGGAACGCTAGACGTTGAAACAATTATTTCCATTGAAACATGGAATAGGCAAATAGATGAAGACATAAAGCCATTGTTCTCGGCAATAATAAATAACTCAAATGAACAAAAGCAAATTAATTTTGAATCGAAGGGAATCAAGACCAAAAATCTTCAAGCGCTTCAAGTTGCAAAACAAATTGACGAAAGGCTTACAAGTATAAAAAATTTAAACAACAAATTCATTTCTGAAATAAACTCATTTATGATTGACTCGTTCAATATAAAGGGAGAAGACGAAAGATTCATTTCTTTCAAACAGAAAATTGTAGAAATGTATGCAAACTTTTTTGCAAAAGAACAGACCGATATTGCCGATTTGGAAGTAAATGCTGCATGGAATTTCGGTCAAGAAATTTATTAATTATTTTCTTTAAACAAAACATCAAAAACACAATACTTGCAATAAGCAAGAAGTAATTGTTCTATTATCTAATGAGTAAACAGAAAGAACAATTCATGCAAGACCAGTTTGAGTACAAATCAAGCAACATTGGTTCAATTGGGCCGAAGTCAAATTCCCTAAATCTTGACGAAGCTCAGGGAATCGTTGAGTGTTTTGTCGCAGGAATAGGCAACAAAGACAGCGTTGGGGACATTGTTGCCGCTGGTGCTTTTACAAAAAGCTTACAAAGACGCAAACCGAGAGTTGTGTGGGGTCATAATTGGAACGACCCAATAGGCAAAGTTTTGGAAATATACGAAGTTTCACCAAACGACCCACGTTTGCCAATGAAGATGAAAGTTGCCAATATAGGTGGCCTTTTTGCAAAAGTTCAATTTAATCTAAATTCTGAAAAAGGCAAAGAAGCCTTTGCAAACGTTGCATTTTTTGGAGAAGAGCAAGAATGGTCAATTGGATACAAAACACTGCGCGCGCAATTTGACCAAAAATCTCAGGCAAATGTAATTTGGGAACTTGAACTATATGAAGTGTCGCCAGTTCTACATGGAGCAAACCAACTTACGGGGACCATATCAGTCAAGACGGACATGATGTCAGAGCAAATCAATGCTCCGGCAACAAATCAACAAAGTTTTATTTCTCCAGATAGAGAAGAATTGCAAAAACAACTTAGCAATATTTACGGAAGCAAAATAAATGTAGTTGAAGCAGACGAAGAAACCGTAACATTTATTAAACCCGGAGAAAAAGGCGGATACGAAAAATATAAATGTAATTGGATGAGGAATCAGGACACTTTCATGTTCGGAACTCCTCAGCGAATACAAATTCCCCAAATAACACCACAGCAACCACCAGTCATAATTCAAGCGAATCCCTCGACCACAAATACCCAACCACAACGAATTATTCGACCGCAGCAAATGCCGGCAATTCCGGTTGCAATTAAACCAAATCCGATTGGCCCAGGAACCGTAATGATTCCACTTCCCAAAATTGAGTATGAAGGAAGCCAACCAAAAATAGATAAAGAAAATCTAGACAAAGAAGAATCAGACCTTCGTGACGCTCTTCTCAAAATAGTAAAAAGACACGGAAAGTTTAATGAAGATAGCAATGGTGTGTGGGCGGGATATTATCCACCCGAAAGAAATCCAGTAGCCGGAATCGGCGTAAAGTGCTCAAATTGTGTCATGTATGAAGGTGGTTCGTCTTGCAAAATTATTTCTCTTCCGGTTCACCCCGAAGGAAAATGCCGATTTGCCGTAATACCAAACGGAGTTGTTAAGGGTGATTACTCGGACCAAAAGGCTGCTGCCGATGTTGAAACAAAAGAACAAGAAGATTATTTGATTGAACTTGAAGCAAAATATCCCGGGGAGCTACTTCTTGCCGGTCTCCGTGGCGCAATCTCAAGATTTCGTAAAAGAAGAAGAAGAAAAAAATATAAAGACTTATCAGAGTTTAACGAAGAACAAATTGACGAAAAAGGATACTGTCTCGAAATTAATCAAGAGGATGCTTTTAGAGTAAAACAAATTCTCGACCCAATATTTGATTACTATCGCGCAGAGACATTTGTCGACATAGATGGAATTGTTATTCAATCCGGATTAAATCACGATTTGATAGATGCAATTGACACCGCACTTAACAACAACGACATAAAAAAAAAATTAATAGATGAAGATATAGAGGTAAAAAATCTAGGTAGAAGAATCGCTTCATATGGAGCTTCTCGTCTAATAGATAGACCAAGACTTGGTGGTGGACGCGGTAGGGGTGCGCGCGGTTTTGGGATTCCGGAGGGAGACCTTAATCCAGATACACGCGAAGATAGAAATAGAAACGGCTGGCTATTTGATGAATATCCAGACTGGAGACAGCCAGACCCAACACCATATGGCCCTGGTTCGATTTACAATCGCGACACAACCCCTCAACAAGAAATTGATAAAGATAAAACCCAAGGCGAATTAATTGAGGGAAAGCCAATTCAGCGCGCAGAATCTGTTTTGCCCGAAAATAAAAAACCTGTTGAAAAAACCACCAGACAGGCCCCCAGGAGACCAAAAGAAAACGAAGAAAGAAGACTTTCTTCAGGAAGAAATCTCTCCAGACACGGACTTGGAAAACAACACGAACAAAAATTTGGAATTAGTAGAGACGAAAAACAAAGACGAGAAGACTTTGACAAAATTGTTCAAAGATGGAACGATTCAGAAATGGGGTGGGAACAAAGACCACGAACTAGTTCTGATAAAAATATTTCAGAAAATTTCCTTCGCGGTATGGAAATGGGCGAAAATCAAGCTCGAGTTGCTTGGGCCGGAACGGGTAGGGGAAACGGCAAAAGACCGGAAAATTTTAATGAAAAAAATAAATCAACCGATGAATACATGGATTGGTTCATGGCCTATGCCGGACACCTTGGAAATTTTGTTAAAGCTGTCGACGGAATTGAAAAAGAAGACAGAAAAGATTTTAATAAAGGATTGAAAAAAGCGATAGCAAATCATGTCGCCGAACGCGTTCCCAACACATCTGCCAAAGATGGGGACACCGCCAAAAAACTCGCAGAGTGGCTAAATAATTATGGATATAACACAGATATTTCAAATGGGCGACTCTCCTCTGGTCAATTCGGACACGATGCGCCGAAGCTTGGGGAGCGCGGAAGAGTAAGAAATATTCCTGGTCTGGATGACGGATTCGACCCAGACAATCCCTTTGGTGATGAAAATATGCCATATGACCTTGGTTTTGATGTTTACGACAAAATAATTGAAGATTTTCTTGGCCCGGAGGACAGTGACGAAGAAAGACCAATAATTACAAGAAAAGCATGGAGCGACGAAGAGATATACAACAGAAGAATGAAGGGTGCAACCCTTCAGGAAGTCGCAGACACGCTGGGCTGGAGTCGCCAAGATGTAAGAAAAGCCGAACAGCGACATATGCAATTTTTGAGAACCGGTAAAAAAATTGAAAGACCAGAAAATCTTGATAAACCAAGACCAAGAACACGAAAAAATTTGATAAAAAAGAAAAAGATAGCTAAAGCACTTACCGATGACGAAAAGCAAAAAATATACGAAGATATTGTTTCGGGTAAACCTCGCCGAAAAATTGCCAAAGAAAAAGGAATAGCTCTTTCCGAAGTAAAAAAGATAGAAAAAGAAAAAGCTAAAAAAGCAAAAGAATCTGCCGAAATCGAAAATCAAGTTTTAGAAACAGCAAAATCACCAGAAGAAATTCAAAAAGAACTTGATGAATATGACGGTTATGGTCGAATCTCTTCTGGCGCAAACGCAAAACTAAATGATGATGGCCCTGTTGGATTTGTACTTTCACAAGTTACTCCCAAGAGAGCGGAAAGACTTTCCTCTGGCGAATCATTGAATGAATCAGAATTGCAAAAATATTACGACAATATGCAGGTTCAAATTCTTGAATCAATTACGAAAGCAATCAAAAACCCAGGAGCCAAATTTGTTAGACCTTGGGCCAGAACAGAAAACTATGCCAGAAATCCGACAAACAAAAGAAGAAATGTTGCTGGGAGGGCCTACGAGGGAAGTGGGCAAGTAATTCTGTCAATGAAGGGTTTTGATAAAAAATATCCAACTGCACGATGGGCTGGAGAAAAACAATGGAAAAGCCTAGGCGGAAAAGTTAGAAAAGGAGAAAAGCCAACATTTATCCTTGCTCCAACAATTGAACGTGGAAGAAGAACTGGCGAGTTCCACATGACCAAGGTTTACAACGTTGCCCAAATTGAGGGTTTGCCAAACATTATGTATGCAGAGCAAGCAGCATTGAAGCTTTCGGAAAAACAAAGAATAGAAAATGTTCAAAAAGTCGTAAGCGAAATAGGGCCAGTGGTAGAAGAGGGTAATTTTGGCGGAGCTTTTTTCTCACCCAGTAGAGACACGATATTCATGCCGAAATTTGGACAGTTCAATAGCCCGGTTGAGTATTACTCAACATTGATGCATGAATTAACTCACTGGAGTGGTGCTAGTTCTCGTTTGGACAGGCCACACGGAAAAATGACAGCTCCGGAGTTTTCACCAGAATTCAAAAAATACGCTTTCGAAGAATTAATCGCAGAAATTGGTAGTTCGCTTTTGATGGGAATGTTGGGTATTGAACCGACATTCAGAGATGACCATGGCGTGTATTTGAAGAGCTGGGCAGATGCAATACAGAATGACCATACGGCACTAAGAAGGGCAATGCTTGAGGCACAAAAAGCAGTCAATTATCTCATCAATCGTTCACCGACGCTTAGACAACTTGCAGGATTTGAACCAGATGAAAGAAAATATGAGGCAGACCTAAAATATGAAATTCCTCTTATTGAAGGAATGGTTGGCTCTGAACCGATTCCGAAATCTGGCCCTATTCGTGGAACATTTGAACAACCAATTGATGAAATTGAAGATGCAAGACTTTCATCTGGAAAGATAGAAGACTTTGCAACACGACCACACAAATCTGGCAAAACACATAAAATTGGCAATCGTGGATGGACTGCAATTGATAGACAGAATGGAGACAGGGAGGTTTATCACTACTCAACAATGATGGGAGTGATAAGAAACGGTGAATATTTTGAGATATCAACTGGATGGAATTCAGTTTCCGATAAACAAGGAATCAAAAAAATTCTTAAAGCTCTTGGCCAAAAAGAACCAAGACAAGCAACAGAAATGCAGATGTTGGATAGGTTGTCTTCCGGAAAAATAGAAGATTTTGTAAAACAGCCACACGTCGATGGAAGAAAGATAAAAGCTGGAAGCGGCGGCGCTTGGAGTTCATTTGATTTGTCAAATGGAGATAGAGAAATTTATCACTACTCGACAAAAATGGGATTCATAAGAAACGGAGTGTTTTATCAAGAATCCGACGGGTGGAATTCCGTTTCGGATAAACAGGGAATTAACAAAATTCTCAGAAGTCTCAATCAGCCTAATGCAATAAGGGTTCAACAAGTCGCCAATCTAAATACCGATGATGAAACAAGATTTGTTTCTCTACCGCAAAAAGACGAAGATGGAAAAGTAATTGACGTAACAGGAAGACTTTCCAGTGGTGGAGGGCACATATCGTCAGTAAAAAATCCCGACGATAAAAAACTACAAATAAAAAGAGTTGAAGATGTTTCGTTCCAGTTTGCCCACAATCTTCCACATGAGCCAACCCAACAACAAAAAGACGTCATTGAAGTCGGATTGATGGCAATAACCGGACAGCTCAAGCCATTCAAGAACAAACAAGGAAAAATGGTTTACCCGGTTATTTCTGTTCAGGCGGCTGCCGGAACCGGAAAAACAACAACACTAAAGATGCTCGCAAACGCACTTGACAATTTGTTTAATTTAGAAATAGGCAATGACACAGAAAGAGCCGAAAAACTCAATTACATATCGCAACGTTTTAACGTTGATTTTTCAAAAATGACAGAAAAACAAATCAAGGACAAAGTCGAAAAACTCAAAGAACAATACGGTTCAAAATCACTCTACTATGCAGTCTTTAACAAAAAAAATCAACTAGAGGCGCAGGCTGTGTTTCCTGGAAACACGGGAGTTTCAACGCTAGACAAAATTGCCAGATGGGGACTCCTACTTGGCGCAGCAGACAAAAAATTTGGAGACCACATCTCAAGAAAAATGGATGCAGCGGGAGCAAGAGTTGATAGAGCAAGAGATTTTGACGAAGAAACAGGGGAACCAATAGGTGCTGCTGTTACGCAAACAAAAATAGACCCAAAGACCGGCAAGGCGGTTCCGCACAAGTTTACCTATATTGATTTTAGAGATGGACAAAGAAAACCCACTCCTCCGCACCCAAAGGCAACACTCCCAGATGGTAGTCCGGCCGGCCAGCGACCAACATTGGAACATACCGGTCTTAGAATGCTTGATACAAATGACGACTATCAAAGATTTTTCAAACTTGAAAAATTGGCAGAAAAAGGTCCGTTGCCTGGCTCTGACCGACTTCCATCCCTTGACGTAGCAACACTTGCGGAAATAATAAGAAAAGCTGTTGAAAAATGGACACTTAGCGGTGACGAAGAACTACAAGCAAAACACTTCGCCCCAGACGAAGATGATGTGGAAGCAAGAAAGAGTGGTTTCGGCGCATCGATACTGGAGGGCAGAGTAAAAATAGGTTCTGGCTGGGTGGTCAAGTTGGATTCATCTGGAAATCCGGTACCGAAACTCGATGAAAATGGAAACATAATTCCTGGAAAATTCCAATATACAACCGAACAAGTGGAGGTTGGCAGTGCGGACCACAACCCACAATTTTGGGTTGATGTTTACAATGAACCAGAAACTAACGTTCCGCAAGAGTGGCTAAAAATGGGCAGAACCGTTGTCGAGCATTTGCTTAACGAACACTACATAGACGAAAAGGGCAAAAAACAAAAGACAACAGTTCTTCCCAACATGAGTCAAACCGCAAAAATATTTTCTCTTTCAAATCCTGATTTATCAGAAGCAAAATATATGGTTGGCCATGCACTCGGAAGTACACAGATAGATGCTGTTGCATCTTCCGCAAAAAAGGGAGACATAACAGACAGAAACGGAAAAGTGATTACGGACGTTTCAAAAGTAAGCCCAGATACACCATTGTGGATTGTTACTTCTGTGAGTGTTGATACAAAAGCTAAAAAAGGAACAAATAGAACAGTTACTCTTAGAAGAACTTTTGCTCACCCAAATAGAAAACTAAATGCTCTTTTGATTGATGAGGCACAAGACATAAATCCAACTTTTTTGTCAGTTTTGGAAAACAACAGAGACAAGCTTCCAATAATTTTGGTTGGAGACGAACGACAGTCTGTTTACAATTTTAGAAACGCACTTAATGCAATGGAGTTGATGGACCCAGATTATGTGTTGCCACTAAATGAATCTTTTAGATTTGGCAACAATATAGCCCACCTTGGAAATATTATTCAAGCTCTCATAAATTTGGATGCCGAAGCGCTTGCAAAAATAACTGGGCAAAATGCGCCGCGAAGACAATGGGTTACCGGCCACCATCACCAGCTTGTTGAGAAACAGTTTAACGATGCTATTGCTTTGCTTGAAAAATTTGATACAGCAACACCAAAAGAAAAAACAGCGCTTTTAAATATATTAAAATCTCTAGATAAAGAATTTAAACTTTCAAAAAGATTTACTGTGGACACCAAACAAAAAGAAGATGTTCTTATATTCGATGAGGGAATTCCTGCAAAAGATAAAATCAAATTTCTAAATAGTGTAAAAGATAAATCAATAGAAGAATCAAAAGGATTCGTATACGACGGGGACGCTCTTAAACTTGACGAAAAGGGTCGACCGATGCCCATGCTTGATGGAGATGGCAATCCACAGCGTGACGACAACCACAATATTATTTACCAAAAAGTTGACCCACTCATGCCCGTGGTGGGAGAGACTTTTGCTTTTCTCGGTGGAACAAATACTGAAGTAATAAAAGCAGCATTCAGATATAGCGCCCATCTGGACACCCAAATGCAACTAGAGCTGGCGGAGTGGAGATTAAGAAACCCAAGCAAAAAAGAACCACCCCAACTTGTCCCACAGGTAGCCATATCAGCCAAAAAACATGAAGACATAGTTGAATTTTTGATGCATTATCAATGGCTCTGGAATAATAAGTTTGGCACAGCTGGTAAAAGACCACCTGCATCCAAATTCATTGGCAATTTTTGGGACATGGATGAAGTAATAAGGGAAGCTGCGCGTCCTCATAATAATCAACTAAGAGCGCTGTGGAATTTAATGCATCCAAAGGGAGGAAAGCCAGTAGCCCCAAGCGATATGCTGAGGAGGTTTAGGGGTGGATTCATAGAGACTGGCACATTAGACAAAGATGGTAACCCAGAAAAGATACTGGTTAACCCGGTGGTTATACCAGAAAGACAAGCACTAAGAATATCGACAAAATTCAACAAACTTCGCGTTAACAAAACTGATGGTGAAGACAGCCTAGAAGAATTACTCGGAAGCTCAACAACAAAACTAAAAATGGGTGTCGAAGATTCACAGATTAAAGCAATAGTTCTAATAGAGGGAAAAGGCAAGGGCGATGCGGCACAGCGCTCGGCTGTTCATTGGAATTTGGAAATGTCGCAAATAGACCCCAAAACCGGGAAAGAAAGAATCATTGATGGCACATGGGAACACGACTCCAAAAAACCGGGAAAATGGACTGGTCGCGTTGTGCTCACTGGACAGGGTATCACCGGCCAAAAAACAAGAGGGCAAGGAAGCGGCATAAGAAAAGGTGGATTTTATTCTGAAGATGCGAAACGAATAATTACTAGAGACCCAAGATTTTCTAACTATTTTGATTTTGTAGAAGATGGCGGAGTGTTGAGAAGGGCTGCCACCGGTAGCGAAACCGCAAGAAACGATGCCTACGTAATAGACATTAAAGACCTTGGTGGCAGCAGGGAAAGACTTTCCGAAATGATACGACAAGTTTCTGAAGAAATTCTTGAAGCAGCAAACACGACTGGAGCCGATGCTGTCATAACAACTCCACAACTATTCAAGGGCATGGAAGCGCATACGGTTGTTGTTGGAGAAAGCTATAAAGATGCTTTTGATGATATAAGAGACAATTTTACAAAACTTGGCCAAAAATCGCCACAGTTTAGAGAAGGAATGCACCTTGCATACGTTGCTGCCACCAGGGCACAAAAACAAATTGATATTGGTCCAGCTTTTGCAAAACTCTATTATTCGGGCGATAGGCGAAGTGCGGCACAGGCACACATTGCAGAAGAAGTTGCCAGATTAAGAAAAACCGGAGACCCAGAAGACAGCAAGCTTGCCGATTCTCTTGAAGAACCAAAAGATTTTGCATATCCGTACCAAGGTGGAACCCCCTTTACGCCCGTTTCCGACGATGATGATGACAGGGTCAATGCTGAATCAGAACAGGACCCAACACAAATCCCAGCACAAGACGGCAACGAGGGCACAATAGTCGGCGATGACGATGGTGACAGCGAAACAGGCGAAGACGAAGACAATTTAGCTGGTGGCGATGATGTGGACAATGAAGACGATGATAACAGGGTTAGCTCTGGCAAAATAAATTATCAAAAAATGATATTTGATGGACCAAAAACAATAACAAGACTGTTGCCAAAAACTGAAAAAATTTGGAATGATAATTTTGAGAAAAACCTAAAACAAGCAATAAAAGAAAAAGACATTACCATTCTGGATGCTTACAGAAACACAATCAGAAGCAACATAAACAAAATTCAAAACAGAAAAAATCTTGCATCTATTCTCCCAGATGACCCAGACATGGATATCAGTGAAGAATTGAACGACACGTATCTTGGTTTGTTTGATTTAAGCCCAGAAGATTTGGCGAAGCGCGACAAATTTATTAACGACATAGGTAAAGCAGCCAACGTCATGTGGGCACTCAACAATGTTGATAATCAAAAATCGAGCCCCAAAACAAGAGATGCGGCAAAGAAAATACTAAATGACGCAAATCAAGACAGGCTTTCTTCTGGCAGGTCCGAAAGAAGAGTTATAAAGAGTCTTGAAGATGTACAACAAAACATGAAGTATGACTACAGTGCTGCCACGGACAAAAAGCTCACTGAAGAACAAGCTGCAGTTTCTGATGCAATAATGACGGGCGACAACGTGATAGTTCGTGCTTTGGCCGGCACAGGAAAAACATCAACACTCTTGGTATCAGCAAAAAGAATTCTTGACCAAGAGCCGGACAAACGAATTGTTTATCTTACGTTCACAAAAAAAATGCAAGAAGAGGCAAAGAAAAAATTTGCCAATTATCCAAATGTCGAAGTAAGAACATGGGACTCAGTTGCAACAAGTCAAGTAATAGGAACAAATGCAAAACTCAGAAAAAAGTCAGACTCCGGCAGTTCTGGAATAATTGGTGTTAGAGATAGTGATGCGATTGCAAATCACTATGGATTTTCTGATTACGGCCAACAGGTTCAGGTAAAAAACAAACAGGGAGATTTAATTCCAATGACTGTTGGTTTAACTAGAAGAAAGCGCGCCGCTCTCATGGCTCGGATTGCAACTGAATTTTCTACCGGAAGAAATAACAACACAAAAGAACCACATAAAGAAATAGACAGATATGTTGTAACTCTTGCTGCTGCAAAACAGTCAATAGCAAACTTTGATTTGTTTAGCAAAGAAGAGGTAAACAAAATTGTTGCTGAAGCTCGAAGGTTTTGGAATGATTCGTTTGATGAAAACAGCCCCTTGGAGCTTTCCCGAAGCTACGTAATGAAGCAATGGTCATTGACCAATCCTGACCTTGGTACCGGTAGGGGAATGTCGCAAAATGTTGACGGAAATGACATAGTTTTCTTTGACGAAGCACAAGATTCAAATCCGGTAATGACAGACATTATTAGAAAACAAAAAATTCAATGGGTTGCCGTTGGAGATAGTAATCAAGCAATTTATGAATTTAGGGGCGCTGTTGATGAATTAGAGGATATGGAAGCAAAATATCAGCTAACGCTTACAAAAACATTCAGATTCGGTAGAGCTATACAGGGAATAGCCAACAGATTCCTTGCTGCCCACCAAAAAAGATTAAGAGATAGAAAAACTGGAGAGAGTCCAATTTTTTCCAGATTAAGAATTGATGCCGCTGGCCAACCGGGAGAATTGCTTGAAGCCGAATCATTTTTGCCAGAAGGAATTGGAACTGCGGCAACTAGAGCCATAAAGAAAAATGGAGAAAGAGAGTCACTCGCTTTTATAAGCTTAACTAATGCTGTGGCGTTTGAAAGAATAATAGAAGAACAAGAAAAGGGAAAACGAACGGGTTCGGTTTCAACGTTTAAAAAAGATTTGACAGACATGATTAACCATGCGGAATGGTTAAAAAACGGAAAAACAATCAACGGAAAAGAAGCAGACAAACCAAGAAGTGTGTTTCCAGAACTTTGGAGTGTAGCAAGTTGGGCAGAACTTGCAAAAGCCGCAGGCGGAACAGACAAAACTTCAGATTTAATTACCGGAGAAACAATCGGCGAAAATGACGCAGCAGAAGTAGTAGATGTTGGCCAACAAGCAATTACGGCTTACAGATTGTTTAAAAAATATAACTTTGATTGGGATAAGTTAAGAAAACACGTCGACAACATAGAAACCACTGATGGTGGAAAATTGATTGGAAGAAAAGTAACAGCTTCTGACCTTGCTGATGAATTTGACCCAGTAGAAATTGTAAGTGGTGGCACACTAATTGCTTCGTTTAATGCAAAAACAAATGAAGTTTTTCTTGGTCAAGACGGAGGGGACTTCAAACAACACCAATCTTATAAGGTTTTGTATAAAGGTAAATATAAATTTAGATTTGGTGACCCTGAAGGCAAATTTGGACTAACGAGAGACAAGAAGGGGTGGTATTTGCAGGTACAAAACATAGATGCTGGCGCATCTGTTTTAAACAATCTAATTCAAGATATAGAAAATGGAATTCCGGCTGGTGATTCACCGGAGTTTGATTCTATTAAATCATTTACCCCAATCGTTGAAGGCAATGGAAAAATATTTAATTATCTCAAAGGCGCAAAATATTCTTATTTTGATAAATACAAAAAAAACAAAGATGGAATTGTTGATTCTGAGATAACTCTAAGATTTAAAAACGTTGACGGAAAGTTTATTGCTGTTGCAGAGGGCAACACGTACCCCGTCAAAGACCTTTTGAAAAAGCGAGACCCGAAGACAGGTAAATCAACATTTACATTTGCTGGCAAAGACAAGCCCCAATATGGCGAAGCTGGCGTGTGGTTAACTGAAGCAAACAGCATTGAAGAACTGTACGAAAAACTTGAAAACCTTAGAAAAACAAATGATGTCGCCAAGGGCGGATACACGCTCAAGCCAACCAGTGTTGCTGGTACCGATGGGGGCGACTTGGGGCCAGACATAATTGCGCAGACCTCCCATCGGTCAAAGGGTCTTGAGTTTGACAATCTCATTCTTGCTGGTGACTTCAAAGCACCAAAATGGGACGAACTGTCTGTACCGTGGAAAAAAGAACTCCACGAACAAGGGCGATTGGCGGACCCAGACCAACAATTTGAAACCCTAAAAGAATTTTTAGAAATTCTAAATCCAAAAGAAAAAGAACAATTCAAACTTGAATTGATTGATTCCATGGGGCCAGAAGAGCTTCGATTGCAATATGTTGCAAACACCAGAGCAATGAAGAGGCTTATTCCTGGGTCAACAAGTTGGATTCTTGATGCCACTGACCCAGAAGATGAAGAATTTAGAAGACTCAGCTCAGGAAAAGTATCACGAAAAGCATCACAAAGAGCAAATCGAAGACAAAGACTTTCTTCTGGTGGAGACGATGGTCGCATCGAAGACATCAAAGACCCAGATGATGAAGAAATAATGAAAGATTTAATAGAAAATGACCTATTGCCGAAAGTCCCAACAGGCGAAGAACTGGAAGCAGAATATCAAGACTTAATTAAGAGAGGCGAATTTCCTCCACCCCCAAGCGATGAAAGAATTTCCAGCGGCAGAGCTAGCAGGAGACTCAGAAAAAACAATCGTCTATCTAGCGGAAGAACTGAAGTAAAAGTTGACATGCTACATGGATTCAGCGATGACGAAGAATACAACAGAATAGCCCAAGATAGTTGGAGGCAGATAAGACAAAGGGGTTGGTTGTTGAATCCAGCAGACGATGGCGGACCACTGGACAAAATTGGCGACAGGAAAAAAAGCGCAATAAACAACGGAATTTCCAATATCGGCACAAGATTTGCCAAGAATAAAAGAAATATAAAAATTGGGGATGTTTCAAAAAATGATACCGACTCAGCAAACCAAGAAACATGGATGTTGCCAACGGAAAAACTCAAAAAGATGATAACCATTCCAACAAATTGGGGAGAAGACGGCAAAGTAACAGAAAGAAGACCAATTGACAATAAAGAATTGTCAAAACTTCTAAATCTAAATGCAACAGAAGAAAAGAAATTGGATTCTCCAAATGCTGGATTGTCGTACAACGATGTCATGTATTTAATTGCAGAAATAGGAAATGAACCAATATTTGATTCATGGAGATTATTCGCGCCAACAAAATCAGATGAAAAAATTTCTAATCAATCTGCATTAACTACGGCCATGGAAAATCTCGGTAGAGCAAAGTTTAGAGAAAGATTTTTGTTGGAAACTTTTGGGAAAGACGCTTTCCCAATGTATATAGATTCGAAAAAAGGTGTTGACAACAAGATTTCTCAATCTGATTATTCAATACTTGACGATGATGAGAGATTTAGTTTTGGTGGAGCGTTCAGAAATGATGGCGATGCCGACGATGCAAATACAGAGTTGATGTATGAGGGCATGCGGGTGCCCGAATCGATATCGGCACTGCCCACAAATAAAAAAGGTACAGAAATTCCGAATTCAACAACCAGAACAAAACGTGAAGAATTTAGAATGTCAGAACTAATGAAGAGTTTGGGCATATCAGACGAAGACAAAGAAAAATATGAAAAATTAAATAAAATATTGAAAAAGAGCAAAATTGGAGAACAGAATCGTCAAACCCTTAACAGGTGGGAGACGCAAGGAATTCCGACTGCCGTCATTTCTGAAATGATTCAATCCAAAATAATTAAAGATGCCAAATCAACCTTTACAGCAACAGATGCGGGCGCAAGACTTGATAGAGAGCTAGCAAAACCGAAATACGTGGTCGCAGAAGCATTGCTTTCATTTATTAAAGAAAAACATGGAACGTCCGGCTTTAACACAAGAGACTCGGTAACAAGAATAATGGAAGACTTGAATCTCGGCAAGTATATGGACAGGGCAGCCAAATTCAAAGGCTCTATTCCATATTCGTCAAATGTTGGGGACGTGCCACGATATTCGGATTCAGATTTGGAAAATGTTGTAAACCGTTTTAATAACATTTTTGGAACCGACTACACAATTGACGACATATTCAGTGACGAACAACTTCGAACAGCAAAAGAAAGAATTGAGACAGGAACACACTCTCCAGTTGGAAAACCAAATGTAAGAACACGACTGAAAAAAGAAAACGAATAAAAGTTACGCAAAGTATTGTCAATACATAATAAAACCGCGTGGTAGGTTATAATTTAGTACACAATTTAATTAATGGTTAATGCCAGCAACGGTATTTCCCTGCACATTCAGGAGTTCTATGAGCTACAACGAAAAAGCAACTGTTGGTATCGATAGCGACGGAAACGTATTGAAATGTGCCAAGGGGGTTGGTGCCGGGGAGTGTGGGTTTGTCAAGGGTGCTGCAATTTGCGCTAAGTGTGGTGCAACTCCAGTCGAAATGAAAATGGTACCAATTTCTCAGATGGATGAAGAGGAAGTTGTTGAAGAAGTAGATGAAGAGATGCCACAAAAAATGAAGAAGAAGAGCAAAAAGAAAAAAGGCTATGGCATGAATAGCCCAGAAGAAGTCGAAGAAGATTTGGAAGACGAAGACATGGATGCCAAAGAAGCAAAAGGCATTATGTGCAAAGCGCAAAACAAGATGGTTGGTGAAGCTTGCCCGGAATGCAAGGGCGACTGCGTATCAATGGGATACAAACAAATGAATGTAGACGCAGAAGACGATGAAGAGATGATGGAAGATGATGAAGAGATGATGGAAGATGAAATGCCATCAAAGTCCAAAAAATCATCTAAGCGCGTTAAGGGCAAAGCCGCTATGGCAATGATGGATGAAGACGATGAGGATGATGAAACAGAAATGCCGACAGAGGAAAGCGAAGATACCGAAGAAGTCGACATGGAAGATGAAGAAGTCGAATCAACAGATGAAGACGAAGATGAAGACGAAATGAAGTCATATGGCCGCCGAAAGAAAATTGGCAAAAAAGCCATTGTTGATGCAGATATGGAAGACGACGATGAAGAACTAGAAGACGACGAGATGGAGGAAGACGAAGAGGACGAAGAAGAGGGAGATATGGCCGAAAAATCCTTCTCCACTTCCGATACCTACTGGGAAGAAGTTAGACGCTCACGAATTAATTCTCTCGGAATTAAATCAGCAGACCTTGGGGCATTTGGTTATTTGTGCGCCCTTGAAAGAAAGGCATATCCTGGCTCTTCGCCGGTTTGCGACGATTGCCCTGGCGGGTGTGTTGCCGAAAAAGGCTTGCCCGGCATCCTTCACGCAGAAGGTGTTGCAGAGCAAATGTTTGATGGCGTAGTTGTTGATTCCGGCTATTCCCCAGACGCTGACATGTTTGTCGTTGATGTTCAGGCAAAAGACGGTTCCGTCAAGGAAGTGTTTGTTGATGGAACCAGTGCCGAAATTATGGGTTTTCATAAGCTTGACATTTCCGAATTTGAACAAAAGTCAGATTATTCAGAATACAAACTTATTGATTTTTCTGAAGCTGCAGAAATTGCGGTTAAATCAATTGATGGACAAGTTGTCGCAGTCGAGCCAGACGTTTTTGAAGGCTTCGATACGTACGCCGTTGAAATAGAGGGGTTCGACGGTAAGTCTTATGACGTTTTCGTTTCTTTGGATGGAGAAGTTCTTGGATACGATAGATACGAGCAGGATGAGGCGTTAGAAATTGAGGCAGAAGCTGCCGAAATAGCCCTCAAGC